GAATAAATAGGTATCTCTTTACCACTACGCTTAAAGAAATAATCTACTTTAGGTATAGAAGGCAATTTATTAAAATCACTAATTCCGTATTGACTAATATTAACATTAGCCAATTCGTGCTGGTGGCAATAGAAACATAAACTAGCCATTTCCCATTTTGAAATATTACCCTCTGCATATTTATCCCAATAGCCATTAAATAGTAAATAATTATATTCTTTTAATACTTCTTTTTCATTTTCTTTTAACCAATTTCTAACATTATTCATAACTGATTGATAAATTTTGTCCCAAGTGTTTTGCTTTATACAAACATTATCTTCCACTATCTCTAATTCATCAATAAAATCTTCAAAATTTTTAGCAAAGAAATTATAAACATAATCTTCATTTAAAGTATAAAATTCTTTATATTTAACTGTCTTTAAATATTTATTAAATTCAAAAACTCTCTTTTCAAAATCTAATGATTCTGGAATTATTTCTTTTTGAACAAGACCGCTAAAATTTTGAAGAGTTAATCTTTTCTTAGGTTCACTAACCTTTGATAAATAATAAGTCATAGTAGCTAGGCGGACTTCACAATTATAATTTTTTGCCCAAGAACTATCTATCTTATCAAATGCACCACCTTTTATTAAAGAAATCATGGCAGTTTTATTTAGCGGACATCTATTCATAAAGTCCTTAATATTTTTGTAAGGGCGGCCTTGCTTAATAGCATCTATAACCGGCAACCCCACATTACTCAAAGCTTTTAGTCCATAAGTAATTGAATTATTTTCAACATCAGGTGCAAATACTGCTTCTGATTCATTTATATCAATAGGTTTTACTGATATGCCTGCTTCAATCATTTTATTTATTGCTGTTGCTATCTTACCATAATCTGTGGTTCCATCTTCTTCCAAGCATCCGCTATCAGAAATTAGGCAAGCACAATTCCAAAATATTATAGGAAAATGATAAGCCAAATTCATTTCTTGTAATGCTACTAATGAATAAGCCAAGCAGTGTGATTTATTAAAAGAATAACCACGCTGAACCTTAAGTAATACATCCCAAACATAGTGCGCTAATTTTTTAGAACAATTATTTTTTTCTATGTTCTCATAAAATATATCTTCACACTCTTGAAATAATTTACCTTGCTTTTTTGCTATACCTTTTCTACATTTATCTGCAAAAGTAAGTGTATTATGACCTAATTTATCTTCTTGAACAAGTGACATCAATCCCTCTTGACTTTCACATATGCCATCTGTAATGGCGGGATGCAATGACAACCATTCTATTTCTTCATTTGATAAGCCATATTCTCTCATTTCTTGTTTCCATAAATTAATATTCTTTCTATATTTAGACCAAGTAACAAGTGGAGTATCACTGTCTTTATCTGGTGCCATTAGACGAATAACAGAGTTTAAAACGCATAAATCATTAACACTTTTAGGTTTAGCTAAATTTATACCTTGAATCCCGCTCTGCTGTTCCATCTGAAACAAGGATAAAATTTTATGATTCCAAATCATTTCCCACATTTCAGGACTTGTTCTATCTATATTATATACACCTAAAACTTTATCATAAGTTTCTTTTAAAGTCTTTTCTCTTTTTATATAATTATATTCACATAAAAGGTCTAAACATATATGTATCTTATCCATAGCCTCAACTGAAAGAGCGTCGTACTTAATAAGACTCACGTCCTCTGCATTATGGAGGTCGAACTGAGTACAAACTGTACCGTCAGGTGCTCGCATTAATGCAGTTGAATTATAAAAAGGCTCATCTACAAATATAATACCACCAGCATGAATACCAGTTCCGCAAATTAATCCCTCTATTTTTTGTGCTATTCCCCATAATTCAGAATATTCTCCATTCATAGCATTAACAAATAAAGATACTGGTTTAAAATCTTTTTCTTTATCACCATAATATACTTCTTTCAAAGACCTCTGTTGTCCTCTATCAGAAGGGATTAAACTTGCTAAATACTGTGCTTCATCAACATCTATTCCTAAGCCTCTTGCTGCGGTTAATATGGCGGACTTTGCTTTTTCTGTTCTAAAAGTAGTAACATTTGCCACTCTATCTTGTCCATAAAATTCTCTAAATTTATCTAATACTTGTGCTCTTTTACTTCCCTCTATATCAAAATCTACATCAAGTACAGATACACGTTCAGGGTTCAAAACACTTTTTCCATTGTCGCCAATGGAGCTGACTATCTCTTACTCTCCTTTATAAAATATTTTCAAACCTAAATACTTTTTATTATTTTTAATCCTATTACATATTTCTTGTCTTACTATCGTAGGATTTGTCATTTTTGTGTATTTATTTTTAATTAACCATTCAGCAGCTTCTCTTGTCGTTTCAAAATTACGTTTGTTATTTTCTTTATCTATTATAATTAATGGTTTTGATTGTTGCTGTCCTGGGGTAAATCGTTTAACTCCATTTTCATTCAATATTCTATCTATAGTTGAATGGTCACAACCAATTTCTAATGCCACCTTCCGAGCAGATTTTAACCTCATATATTTTTCTATAATATCATCTATATCCCAATTATATAATTGAATAGCTCTTCCGCCTAAAGTACTATTGTAACCATTAAAATAACTATCATAATATTCTATCCAATATTTTTCTCTTTCATTTAAATATTCATTATCAATTTCTTCAATTTCTTCACATTTAAAATTATTAATACCATATTTATTAAATGCTTTATATAAAACAATTTGAGAAAAATACTCTTTATTACTATTATTTTTATGTTGTTGAAATCTTTTTTCAACTGTTTTAACAGTTTGTCCTATGTAAACTTTTTGGTTAATTAAATTTGTAATTTTATAAATATGCCCCATTTATTTTCTCCTTTCGGTTTAAAAGAAAATAAAGGAGAGTCCTCGCGCTTCGAATAGTGATAAAATCTATTCTACTTCCTTACACTCATCAGGAATAGTCGATACACTCCTTACTTTCACTTGTTTTTCCAATAAAAAGTAAAAAGCACGGTATTGAGTTTAATTAAAACTGTCCACCGTTAGCAAAATTATTTTTAATAATTTCACACCGCTTTTTCTTGCGTTCACGAGGTTTTTTGTAGGCATGTCACCATGCCTAGGAGACCTTTGAACCCTACGGGTTAATCTCCATGCATAGGTTTTGGTTTCTTCTAATAATGGATTGATCTGAGTAATATCAAGTACATAAAGTAAAATAAATCCTACACCAGACCCTCTACCAGGACCAACCAAGCTTCCCGCCTCCCAGCATAAATCTATAATTTTTTGAAGATTTAAATAATATGCAGACCAATGAGCATTATTTACTTTTGAAGAAATCCACGTCATTTCCAAATTATTATTTATTTCATCATAGGCTTCTTGATTTTGTAAGTCTTTATGCTTTTTTATACCTGCAATTATAGCTTGTGCTAAAATTCTATCTCCATTAAAAGTAGATTCTGAAAAAGTTTTAAGATAAGGAATTTTTTCAATCCAATCTTGAGTTATTACTTCATTATAACTTTTCCATTTTAAGGAAGGAATTTTTAAAGGTTTTAAAATAGAATAATCTTCACAGCTATTTTGTATTGCTAATATATTTTTATAAGCTGTATCTAATTCTTCTCTTGTTAAATCTAAATGTTCTTCAAGTTCTTTAGTAGACATTAAATAAGTAGTTGCATAAAATGCATCTATCTCTCTATCTCCGTTCTGTGAATTTAAATAAGCTTTATGTATTTTTCTATCTTCTTCTTTTAAATAATGAGAATCACAAGTAATAATATAAGGAATATTTAATATATTTGATATTTCTATTAATTTTCTATTAACATAAGTTTGTTCTTCTGAGGCAGAAGGCTGTAGCTCTAAATAAAAATTACCCTTACCGCCAAAAGTTTCTTCCATTAATTTACACCAACTTAATATATTATTCCATAAAATATTACTTTGCGTTGCTTTATATTTTAAAATTTGCGTAGGCAACATACCACCAAGACATGCAGTTGTTCCAATAACATGACCTGGATTATTACTTATTATTTCTATTATGTCTTGATAATAAGTAGGAACACGACGCATACCACGTCCTATATAGCTCCTAGTCCAAGCTTTTGTAGATAACTCACATATTTGTTGAAATCCTATTCTATCTTTAGCTAATAAAATAAAATGATAATATTTATCTTCCCCTGCAATATAATTATCTAAAGATAAACCATCTCTGCAAAGATAAATTTCATTACCCATTATTATTTTTAAAGAAATGTTTTGTTCTTTAATTTTATTATATATTTTTTCTATTCTAACAGCAGAAGCAATAGTTTCATGGTCAGTTATTGCTACAACTGAATGACCTAATTCTATTGCTCTATTTATTAAATCTTCCTCTTTTATTATACAATCTCTAAGTCGAAAATTTGACATCTGA